AAGAACTCCAGATCGAGCTCTTCCGTGATTTCCTGGAAGATATTGTCGCTCATGCGCGGCCAAGAACTTTCGTAAGGAACTTCAGCTTGTCGCGCTCCTGGCGGATGCGCAGCGAGAAGCCGTCTTCGGTGTTACGGGATGCAACCCAATGCAGACGCGCTTCACCGGACTGCTTCTCAGCCTCGGTCGCGTTGATCGAAATGACCACGTCGGCGGTTCGGATCTTGTTGAAGTCTTCGGCGACGTCGGTCATCTTCGACGTGTGAGCGGCAGCGCCAGCACGGTTGGTCTGCGTGGCCGTCAGCATCGCCAGGTCGTATTCATGGGCGATCGCGCGGAGATCGATATAGATCGAGCGCATATTGTCGATCTGGTTGTCCGAGCGGTATTCAGCCGCCATGATGTCCGCGTAGTCGACAGTCAGGAGATCGAGCACGATGCCATCGGCACGGTAGCGCTCGATGATCTGGCGGACCCTGTTCGGCTTCAGCGTGCCTGAAGCGAAGTCACGGATCTTAAGAGCGCCGGCCTTTGCTTCAGCCGCCTTGATGCGATTGCGCACGACCTGCGGATCGTCTTTGAGCAGACGCATGGCGGTGTCAGCAATATTCGCATCAAGGCGGTCGGCGATGATTTCCTTCGAGACTTCGCACGACAGATAAGCGGTGTTGAAGCCGATCAGCGAGGCGTTCTTGGTGAACTCCCCTAGCGATAGGGACTTGCCGGCCTTCGCAGCGCCCATCATGAGCGACATTTCCTTGCGACCCCAACCGTAGTGGTAGAGGTTCTCGTCAATCTCGGCATAGCCGGTCGTGATGCCGCGCTTTACGATCTTGCCGGCCTTGAAGTCCTCGCGGAGCTGCGTGCGACTGTCGATCTCGCGGAAGTAGTCGTAGTCGTCGTCATCATCGACCGAGCCTATCGCGAGCGCCTGCTTCTGCAGCTTCTCAATGCCCTTGAAGTCGCCTTTCTGCAGGAGCTCGACGCTCTTCAGGATCGCCTGCTCCATCGCCTGATGCTTGGCGAAGTCGATGACCTTTCCCTGGACGTAGGTGGCGTTCGACAGATCGGCCTTTACGCTATCCTTGATCGCTGTCTTGATATCCTCGATCTGATCGTCGCGGATGCGCTTGGCGGCTTTCTCGTCCTTGATAAGCTGTGTGAGGATTCGCAGATCCGGCGGTGCTCGATGCACGCGCACATGGTCACGAATGATGCGAACGAGCGTGCCATTGGCTTCGTTCGTGAAATAGGAAGGCTCGATCAGATCCTTCGTCGTGTTTGCAAAACGGCTGTCACGCATGAAGAGCGCCAAGGTCTTCTTCTGAAAGCCCTCGTCGAACTCGAATTGCGCAGTCGCCTCTTCGCCGCCGACCGGTGTCTCGTATTCTTCTTCGGTCTGTTGTGCTGCGAGTGCCATTGCGCCTACCTTTCAGTGTCAGTCAGTATTTACTTACATGCTTAGTCAAAAGCAAGTCGCGCTATCTCTTGTTTCAGAGAATATGCGCGACTGATTTGGGTTGCTATCGGAGATACGAGTGAACGCGCATGACCATGTCAGGGTCGAGGCGAGCGCTCACCTTGTCGAGCGGCAGCAGATCATCATTAATGAAGCGCGCGAACGCTTGCGCAGGGTTAGACCGGATACCGGCCTGTTTGATGAGCCACTCGTGATAGTCGTCCTGGTGAGCCAGGCCGTGATAGTTCTGGAGCATGTATGCCGGATGTTCAGACAGAAACAATTCGCCAGCCTGCATTTCTTCCCAGCGTGCGATTGTCTTCTCCACATCCACGCTCGCATAGAGCTGGTGCGGCTGCGGAAGGCCGCGTTGCTGCCAGAAACGGAGCCTGTAGCCCATCGTGATATGGATATAGTGCTTGTATGGCATGCCGATCGCGTCTGCGACCTGGCGGCCTCTGGAGTAGCTGGAGAACATCGACTTCGCCTTGCGATCGTCGGCCTCAAGCCCTGCCATGATCTTGTCGGCGGTGACGAGCTTGATGAAGGGTGCTGCCTTCTTGTTGATCTCGGTCGCGAAATAGGAGCGATAGATCTCGGAGAAGGCCTCGATATAGAGCCTGGTCGCCTGGACCGGCGTCATCATCCGATAGTCGAACCACTTGGAGCGAAAAAGCTCCGGCTCGAGAGCCTGGAGCTTCTTGTCTAGGTATTTGAACGCTACGATGTCGTCGTCAATTGGATCAATACGTGCGTCCGATGTTTGCGCTGCTTGCATTAAGAAACCTGTTTAGCCCACTCGTGCTGTCTTCGTTGTCAGCATAATAGTCAGAATTCGAAGGCTCTTCGTAAGCTTCTACAAATTTCTGCACGAGACCGTGTCGGACAATGTCGGTCTTGGCAAAGGTGACGGTCGAAACGCCGGCGATCGTGCTGGTGCGGTTGACCGCGTCTTGCAGACCGGAGCGGATGTTCTGGTCGATCTGCCGCGGGTCGCCATTGATGATGAACTTGGCGGCTTCACCGAAACGCGTCAGGAGCATCTTGAACTCGGTCTGAGTGGCATTCTGCATTTCGTCAGCTAGCAGCCAGCCATTCTTGAGTGTGCAGCCGCGCATGAAGGCGAGCGGTCGCGGATCAATGACGCCAGCCTCGACCGCCCATCCGTATTGAGCCTCGCCACCAAAGGCTTCGATGAACGCTTCTTCGAGCGGCTTCAGGTATGGATCGAACTTCTCATCCAGCTCACCTGGCAGGAAGCCCATGCCGCGCTCGACCTCGACAGCCGGTCGGGTGACGTAGATCTTTTCAATGAGGCCTGCCTTATAGGCTTCGACCGCACGCTGAACAGCGAACCAGGTCTTGCCGGTTCCTGCCGGTCCAATGCCGAATACAACGTCGGAGCTGCGGATTGCGGCGTCATAGGCCTTCTGACCTGGATTGAGCGCGACAACGAGGCCGGTCTTGGTCTTCGGCTTCTGCGTGCGAGCGGCACGCTCTTCGATGACGGCTTGAACGAGATTGTTATGCTTGTCCGAACGATTACGGGCGTCGCGACGCCCCTTCCTGTTATCGGACTTAGAGGTGCGGCGAGCCTGGGACATTCGTTGAACTCCGGTATTTCGAATGTCACCAGTATCGCTGAATTCATCTTGTCAGTAAATACTGACTGATAATTAAGCCGACAAATTTGCACTCTGTTTGGCGTTGTCCTGCGCCTGCAGCCAAACCGCATCGACCTCGGCAGCCGTCTTGCCAAAGGCTCCGGCAATCTGGTCGATCAGCGGATTGTCACGCATGAACTGATTGGCCGAAGTCCAGTAGATCTGAGCAATGGTCCGATCGGGCTCGTCGAGCTGGGAGATCGCAGCGTCAACCATGTCAGGCGTAACATTGAGGCGCATCATGCCGAGCTTAAAGTCAACCGGCCATAGCGGCTCGTAAGCGACAGGCTGCTCTTCCTTCTGGACGACGGTAGAAGTCGCCAGCTTGTGTTGCCACATGATCTGATTGCCGTGGTATAGCTCAAGCTGCCCGATGATCGGCATTAGCTCCGGCTGCAGCAGATCAATGATCTCCTCGTCCGTAGCGTCGGCACTGAGCGTTTCGGGAACGGACTGAGTGGCCTGATGAACCGACGCAAAGCCGGGATACTCATCAAGGGTAAACGCAAGCCGGAACTCGACAGCAGTGATCTTGCTGTCGCCATCAAGGAAGATGCGGGAAATGGTGTAGTTCTTGTTCAATTCTTTATCCTATAAACGCCGTAACGATCATATAAGCCTGACTTCACTCGCCAGGTGCTGCGGTAGTAAGTCCAGCCGTCGCCCCAAGTGATCGATGTCACATTGGCATGGATACCGTTGGTGTAGGCCATGGCGCCGTTCCAGCGTAGCTGCAGGTGCCCCTGGCCGTCGCCACCACCCGTCGGGTTCATGGCCCATTCCCAGCTATTGAGGGTGTAGTAGTCACCGCTGACAGGATCGCGGTTCGCGGCCCCATACATCTGCGAGAAGTAGATGGTCCCGGAAGCAGGCACGGAACCCCTGCCACGATAGGACGCAAAGCTGTAGCCGAGGCCGAACTCGGTATTGAAATAGCTCATATAAAGGATACCGGACGAGGGGACGGGCATTAGACCACCCTTCCCTCAAGCTGCTCGATGCGCGCCGAAAGCTCCTTGACGGCCTGGATCAGAACGGGCGTCAGCTTGTCGTAAGCGACGATCTTCCACCGCTCGTCATCATTCGTCGGGTCAGGAATGGAGCGACCGACGATCTCAGGCAGAACAGCCTCAACTTCGTCAGCGAGGATACCTATGTCGCGTTCACCAGGGCGACCGATAAGCGTAGTCCTGTGGTTCCAGGTGAAGCGAACGCCGCGCAGGCTCTTGATGATATCGAGCGCGCCGTCGATCTCTTCCACGTCGTCCTTCAAACGCGGATCGGAGTAAGCGGCGATGTTGCCCGAAGCGACCATCGTGCCGTCTGCTGCAGAATACCAGCGCCATGCCGCAGATGACCAGCCACCAAGGCCGAAGTAGCCATCAGGGCGAAGATGCATCTTGATACCGTAGGTGCCATTGCAGAGGAACTTCAGGACGGCCATGGCGCTGTCGCCCGTCGACGCATTCGTCAGGTTCTGGATAGTAACATTGCCAGTCGCATCGCCCTGTGCGGAGTTACCCTGTATACCCGCAAAGGTCACTGCACCGCCAAAGAGGCCGCCTGCGACGGGGAAATACGGCGTAAGATCAGTCTTGAGCGCATAGTTTGCCGCTACAACGCCGCCGAGCTTGGTAACGTCGATCGGCCAGGTGGCGCTGATAGCCGGCAGCGCGTTGATCTTCTGCGCCAGCGCCTCCATGTCCAGAGTCGAAGGGTTAGTGACCGCAGAGTATGCCTTGATGAAGAAGCGACCGACAGCCGACTTGACGCGAGTTTCCGTCGCGGTGCGAGCCACGCGAGAAGCGTCGAAGTTGCCGTAACCGACAGCGGCGTTCGTCGTGGACGTCCAGGAGTTAGGGTAATATCCCGGCGTATCACTGATGGCAAAGACACCCGATGCGCCGTCGATACCACCGACCTGACCTGCGACCTTGAACTTACCCGTAATATTCTGCAGGGCGTCTTCCTGCGTGGTTCCAGCAGCACCAGCCAGGGTGCCAGTGCCACGCGGAACGCGATCGCGCATGTCCGGAAGGACGTTCGTGCCCAGGAAGGCATAGAGATCAGGATAGACCGCCTGGTCAAAGGTGCCGCCTTCAGCGGGCAGGTATCCAAGCGGCGTATCACTCTTGGTGCGGAAGATTAGCGTGCCAACCGGCGTAGCGTCAGCGTGCGGGGCGTTTGCGATCGCCGCGTCGACCTGCGCCTTCGTGTAGACCTGGGACGCATCCGCCTTGAACGAGATCGCGGACGCCAGTTCGGTATCGTTTGCTTCAAGCCAGGTGCCGATCTTGGCGAGTGTGTCGTATAGCTCCGGAGCGCCGACCTTCAGATCGCCGATCGCGATCTGGACAAACTCGGTCGTCGCGATCGCGGGGCCGAAATCACCTTGCGCAGGTGTTGGCGCAGTCGGGCTGCCAACAAACGACGGCGAATCCTTTGGCGCTTTGGTCTCGAGGACGGGTGTGAGCGCGCCGGTCGCCTGCGCATTGATCGCCTGGGCAACGCGCTTGGCAGTCCAGGAGCGCTCGACGGTTTCTGTGCCTGCTTCCGCAGCTTCCTGCGTCACGAGATCCATAGAGGCATGAGCGCCGATGGTCACGCGCACCTGGTTAGGATCATCGAAATCCGAACCGTTCTGATCCTTGCGAACGAAAGCGGTCAGATAGTCGTCGAGACCATCGATATCACTGGTCGGATGCGTGTGAACCTTCTGAGCAGCGTAGGTGCTGACATTCAGACGAACAGCAGCCGGCGACCAGAGGCCGACATCGAGAGACGAGCCGGTAGACGCAGCAGCGTCATCAACAGTCGGCAACGCGACCTGCAGATTGAGGTTGATGCGGAACTGAGCCGGATCGGTGAAGTCGGAGCCATTGGCACCCTTGGTCGCGAAGGCCGTGAGATCCACGCCATCGAGATCGCCGACGAGCTCCTCGATAACCTCACGCGTCGTCTCAGCGTAAGCCTGTGCAGCTTCCGCGGCAGTCTGCGCGGTCTCGGCACCTGTCTGAGCCGTCTGAGCGTCTGTTACTGCCTGCAGTGAGACGTCACGGGCGGTTTCAGCAGCGGCCTTGGCCGACTGCGCGCCGTCACGGGCCGTCTCAGACGCCGTCTGTGCAGTCTGGGCGGCATTCTTGGCCGCGACTGTGTCGGTCTTTGCCTGGTCAACGTCGCCCTTTGTCGTCGCTGCATCGCTTGCAGAGGTCGCAGCGTCATTCTTCGACTGCAAAGCAGCACCAGCAGACGCGTCAGCGGCCGTAGCAGAGTCACTGGCTGCGTTCGCGCTAGTTGCAGCAGCATTCTTATATGCAAGGGCGTCGGATGCGCTCTGTGCGCTTCTATCAGCTTCGAGCTCGGCCGCGGCATGTTCGCCTTCGGCAAGTGCTTGCGCGGCTTCAGCAGCAATCTGCGCAGCGTCGGCGCCGATCTTGGCCGTCTGAGCATCGTTCTTGGCGGTGATCGCCGCATCGCGTGCGGTTTCGGTAACACCTTGAGCAGCGACAGCCGCATCCTTTGCTATGACGCCGTCGTTCTTTGCCTGGATGGTGATATCGCGAGCGTCCTTGGCTTCCTGTGCGGACGTCGCAGCGTCGATTGCCTTCTGAGCAGCGGTTGCGCGCGATTGGTCAGCCGCAGTCTCACTGAGATCGGTATTGTGTTCGCTCTGGGCGGCTGCGGCTTCGGAAGCTGCGGCAGCTTGAGCAGCGGCGATCGCCTCGTCACGCGCCTCCTCGAATTCCGGCGTGTAGTGGATGATACCAGGATCGCCCTTCGGACCAACGGCAAAGCCGACGACTTCAGGAACGACGATCTCGCCGAGCTGCACGATCTCGATCTCAGCATCATCGCCACTGATGACGACGCCATCAGCCACATATGGGAACTTTACGTCGACATCGCCGACCTCAATGACAATCGTATCCATTACAGACCCCGCGTGATGGCGCGACGAACAGGAACCTTCAGCTCAAAGCCGAGGTGCTGCTTCGGATTGGTGTCGGTGCGGACCACATCGATATAGGCGACACGGTTCGGCCAGTTGGCGCTCGATGCACCAGCAACCCGGATCTCAAGGGTCTTCTCGTCTATCCGGACGATGCCGCCGTTCGCCGTCGTCAGTGTCGCAATGACGTCATCCACTTCTGGATCGCGTCGGACCTGGCTGGTGAACGTTGAGTTTGCAGGAAAGGTAATCGCCGAGTTAGCGAAGCTCAGCCGGATACTCCAATCGTATCCTGCCGTGATGATCTTTCCCTTGAACTTCTGCGACGCCATGCGGATCTCCTTACTTGAGCAGCAATTATATGTCAGTCAATAATGACTGACAACATCAGCCACGCCATTTCGAGTTCTGGAAGGTAACGAGCGTGCGGTTGCCATCTGGATAGTGAACGCCTTGAGTGACAGCCCAGCCGCTCGGCCCCTTATTGTAGCCGTGCCGAAGGTTCATGGCGCCGACGCAGAACACGTCATCCAGAATGCCTGGCGTGTGCTTGTCGCCGATCGTCATCTTGCGGCCGAGCGCGGCAAAGCCTGCCATTGTGCCGCGAGCTCCGTTCGCACCGCGGAAGCCGTGATTGCCAACCTCGACACCATTGACCGTGTAGGAGTAGCCATCGTGGACCCAATTCACATTGCCCAGATCCAGATCGGCTCGGTCCCCAATTGTGCGGACGGCGTATTCCAGAAGACTGAAGCTATCGACCGGCTCGCCACTATCGAGCTGGTTAGCCTGGCGCTCGCGCGCTTCCAGGTAGGCGTCCTCGAGCTGCAAGCCGAGCCGAATGTTGATGCCGTCGTTGCGATAGCGCCCTTCCCTTACATAGCGCTCAAGCGCGATATCGTGGTTGGCTTCGACGACCGTGACCTTTACGGCCTGCGAGACTTCAGCGAGGAATTCCGCGACGTCGGAAATCTCGGAGAAGACGCTCTCTCTTCCTCGAATAGCCATTTCGTAGGAATGGGCGTTGTCGTGGACGTGGTGGTGATTCCGCGTTTCGTTGTCGAAGATGTCATGAACAGCCAGTTCTTTCGCTTGCAGGACCGCAATCATTCCGGTCGATCGGTGGAGGACAGCCTTCGAGTTCTCCTTGTGGAACTTGCGAAGGTGCCAGTCGGCGGCGACGATCAGATCGACACCGTCATGGAGGTCTACGACGCCATCAGAGACGAAGTATTCGAGGTCATAGAATGCGCCATTTGGACCGGCGGTGATCTGCCGACAGAAGAGATCGCCATCCTGGTCGAACTCAACGATGGTGGCGCCGATCGTGTGATAGGCGAGCGACTTGATGCCGGCCTTGCGCGGAATGATCTTCGGACGCGTGACGAGGCCAGTCGTCATGATCTGGTGAGCCTGCTTGTGTGGATCGAGCGAGGCGATGGACTGGAGCTGGCGCTTGGCATGCGGAAACACGGTCCACTTGCCGGCCGAGTAATTCGCCAGGTCAGACACCGGCCTGTTTGCCGTCGGCAGCATGTTCATTTCGCCTGCAAAGACGAACTCGTTTCCGATCTCCATCTGGCCGAAGCAAAGGAACTCCTGAATCTCCGGAGCGTAAGAGCGGACGGCAGGATTGTTTTCAGCCCACCACTGCGTTTCATAGGTGCCTGGACCAATGACGATATCGGCGTCGAGATATTCGGCGTAGGCCTGTAGGTTCAGCCAGAAATCGGGATCGACCGGACAATCGTTCTGTGCGCCGGTGAACAGGAACTTGCGGCCTCGAGGATCCTCGACACCTTCGCCGCGCAGCTTATCGGTCAACCAGGTGCGCGGAACACCTTCGGTTTTCTCACGCGAGCCCGACGTTCTGTTGTAGCGGTCGTTCAGCGTTCCCTCGACCATCACGGCTTCAGGGTTGGTCACTGGATAGCGCGACGAGGTCAGGAGGTCGTGGAGCTGCTCGCGCAGATGATCGGCGCGTGCGTTCGCGTGAACGATCGGATCGACAAATTCCTTCTCCTTGCCAGGTGCTTTGACACCGACACGAGAGATCAGATCCGGAACGTCTTCTCCATGGCGCTTACGACCACGCAGGACCGCAGCTTTGTTCCGGACTGTTTGATAGGAGATATCGAGCTCGTAGGCTACGTCTGCGAGGAAAGGATACGTCGCAAGGTCGTTATAAACCTCAGCAAATCTAAGATCCGAAGCATGAGAGGAAGAAGTCTTTCCGGAGCCGTCTTCATACATAATAATCTATCTTTCTATGTATCTTATATTAGTGAGAAGACGGCGTTCCGGAACGTTCGTAAAAGTCTAAAACCGCATTGGTTTCCTTTACATACGAGGTGATCTTCACCTTATTCCGGATGATCTTCTTGGCGTCGTCGATACCCATGCAGACAACAGTCGTCGTGTCCTCGTGCTCACACATCCGGAACGTCTCGTTTTCGAGCTTCAGGGTTGCCGGCCGTTTCGGCTTGTATTCCTCGACGACAGGTGCCGCGACGTAGCGATCAGCGGCTCGATTGCTCAAGCAGCCGGTTAGCGTCAGCGTTGAGACCATTAAGGCGGTCAGCAAGAGTGCTTTGCGCATCGGTAGTTTCATCCTTGGTCTGGAGCGCATCGAGGCGCAGATAGAAGGGCTCGACTGCAGCCGGGATTGCCTGGCGCTGCTCCTCGAGGATCTTGATGTTTTCGAGCTGGGCGTTCTGGCGCTTGACCGTGTCGGTCAGTGCGAACTCCGCGGCCAGGCGCTTGTCCTTCTCGGAGGTGAGCGCGGTTTCGGCTGCCTTCAGGTTGGCGTGCTGGATCAAAACCGTAGCGAACAGGCCTATGATGACCAAACCGCTGATCGCCGCACCGATGAGCTTGGCGTTGGCCTTGATGGCTGTCAGCGAAATCATGCCTCGATCCTCTTCATGAGGATGGTCCGGCGCTGCGTCAGGCAATCCGACAGGAGACCTGGCTGCTCGTTGGCAATCTGGTGCGCGAAGTCGAAGTCGGCCTTTTCGAGCGTGCCGGTGATGTGCAGAGCCGATGTCACCTGTGTCAGAGCAGCCTGGAGGAGAATGTTGGCGCGCGTCTCGCCGAGATCGTAGGCGTTGCGGACCATCTGCGCCTGGACCTCGTCCGGAAGCTCGTCATAGCCATTAGCCTCGAAGAGCTCGGCTCCGAGCAGATCCTGAAGATCTTCAGGATCGACCTCGATGCCTTCGACCGGAACACCATCGAGCCTGGCCTGGAGCTCAGTGATACCGAAGACAGGCTTGCCATCGGACACTAGCGAAAGAGCGATTTCGCTAATTACGGATTGAATCGCTTTCGTCATTTCTATTCCTTACTTGACCTGGCCGGTGACGCAGACCTCACCTTCGCCCATGCGTTGCTTGTCGCCCATGCCGCGGCGCAGCTCGAGACCGCGGACCTTCTGGCCACCAGCCTTGTCGAATGCGCGCTGTGCTTCACAGGATGCGAGATATTTGGCGGTAGCCTTGGCGGTCTCACCCTTGAGCGAGAGGAGATAGGCTTCCGTTGCCAGCCTGGCGGCGGTGGACTTAGACATGGCGCCGACGCCGAAATTGTAGCCGCCGGAGAGCTGAGATGCCTGGTTGCCGATCGGAAAGGACGTGTAGCCAGTGATCTTCTTGGTCAGCGGCTGGTAATAGCCGGCGAAGAGATCCTCGCGCAGCCAATCCTGGCACTGCTGGAGCGTCACGGTCATGCCAGCCGGAATTGGCTTTCCGTTGATGCGCGTCTTGCCGTAGCAGATATCGTTGATCTTGGCGAAGGGATCGTAGTGCGTCTTCAGCACAACACCTTCCCAGGTCTTGATCAGGTGTTCGGACGCCAGGATGACGGCCGGCGGGTAGACGTGCTTGACCGGATCGGTATCCTTGGTCGAGTGCCAGCCAGCAGCACTGGCGGTCGCAATGGCGGCGGCGATCGCAGCGGCCGCGCGCTTGGATGGCACAAGCTTATTTATTGGCATTTTCGAATTCCTTTTGAGCCTTCATTCGGGAGTAGAAGGCGAAAGCCGTTGTGATGCCGGACAGAACAGCGAACAGCCCTTTCGGAATGCCGAAGGGTGCGCCGTAATAGGCAAAGACCGCCTCGAGGACGGTGAACACGAAGGCGGCTGCCATCCAGCGGATCGACCGTGCCTTCTTCAGAATGAGCTCCCAATCGGGATGCAAATGCGCGTCGAGATACTGCCGCACTAGTGGATCCCCAGATCATTGAGAGTGAGCTTGGAGCCAGACTTCACCTGTTGCGGGAAAGGACCGAAGTCCCCTGCCCTCTGGCGAACCTCGCGCTCAACCTTCATTTCGGTCACAAGCTCGGTCACGGTGACTTTGAGATTGTCCACGCTGCCCACCAGCTTATCGACCTGTTCGGACTGCTTCTGGTCAGCCTTGATGAGCTGCTCGTCATTGAAGTCCTTGGTGTTCTTCCAGGCAGCGATGTTCCAAAAGAACATGCCGGCGGCGATCACCGATAGAAAGAAGCCGACGCGTGCTTGCGCGTCGGAAAGGCCGAACGTTGCCTTTGGAGTAGCCATATCGCGCCTCGTGGGATAAGTGTCAGTCAATCTTTACTGATATTATGCCAGACGAGAATCCGCAAATCCAGTCTAAATCACGGCCAAACCAGATCAGCAACGACCGCTTCGATCTCGGCCGGAGTCTGAGCATCCCTCACCTTCTGCTTGGCGACCTGGCGATAGGCTTCGATCTTCGGAAGAGCTGCATCTTCCGCGGCGACCTTTGCGCGCCAGCTATCGAGAATAACTTCGGGGCGCTCCTTCAGCGCAAGCGCTTCGGTCGACAGCATGACAAGCTCTTCGGCCGACTTCTCACCTGAATCATATGCGCTCAGTTCAGCGCGCTTTTGCGCGTAGACAGCGACCGCGTAGTTTCCTGACGTGCGATAGCTCTCAAGCGCACGGTTCGCGTCAGCGTCGATCTGCGCGAGAAACTTCTCACGGATCGGCGTCAAATCCTTCTTCAGACTAAGCTTCATGGACAGTCACCTTCAGGAAGACTTCGACATAGGGGAAATTGGTGATGTAGAGCTGGTATTCGGCCGGCATTTCTGCGCCGATCTCAAGCTCGCCATCTTCGAGCGTCGTAGGCTCGCCGTCAACATAAACCTTGGTTCCGGCCGGAAGCTGGAAGATCTTGGTTTCGCCAACCTTCAGGTCAAGCTCGGTCGGTAGGTCGAACGTCGGGCGGCGCGTGATCTTGCCGTCGCGGATATAGTCGAACTGGATATCGCACTCGACAAAGACCGTCTCGTCACCCTTCTTGACGGGAGGAAAATTCAGGTAGGTCGCTCCATTCTCATCCATGACCTCGACCAATCCAGCGGGGATTGGATCGTTGACGACGTGGGTAATCATACCTTCGGAATTATGCTCGATAATCATGCGCTGTAGTTCCAAATAAAGTAGCCGGCCCAATAGCCGCTGCCACTGGTGTTTCGAAATTCGAGGCGGTTAGTGTAGATCTGCGCAACGCTCGCGAGGTTTAAGTTGGCGGCGCCGAATGTCAGATAAAACCACCAGCCAAAGCCATCCTGCAGATAAGGAATTCGGCAAACAGGCGGCTGGTCAAAGGTCTTGCCGAAGTAAATGATCTGCGTTCCGCCGTTCTCCACCCTCACCTGACCGCTGATGAGCAGGTTCACGCCGGACCAATCGGAATTAAAGTTGAGATCGGCATTGCCAGCCGTCAGGACATTCACACCGGGACGTGACACCTTCAGACCGCTGGTATTAAGCAGAACGCGATTACTCACAGGGCAGGCTCCAAACGCGATAATAGACAAAGCGCTGGGACGGCGCGCCATCGACCGTGCCGTTTCCGAAGGGATTGCCGAGCGAACCGTCAGGCAGGTTTGGCGCCTGCATGAAGACGATCTGAGTTGCGGACACCCACTGAAAGACAACAGCCGGCCAACCGACGCTTTCATGCTCGATGATCGGACGATATCCGAGGTTCGGAATATTAACCGCCGTGTTGATAAATGCTCCACCAGGCTGCGCGATACGACCATACTGGATTATCTGCGCGGCGCGCATACTCGCCTTGAACAGCAGGCCGGAGTCGGCAGCCGTCAGCACATTCACCCCAGGCTTGGAGATCCACAGACCCAGCTCGGCTCCGCGAGCGCCAAAGAGAACACGGTTTGCCATCAGACCTGCAACAGATGATAGTAGAAGTAGCCCCAGGGAAGATAATCCGAGGCATTCGGCCACCAGGCGCTATTACCGCTGATCGTCAGAACGCGGGTGGAAGAATCGTAGCCACCAAAGAGATCGCCTACAACGGTCGCAGCCTTGTAATTGGCGCTGTATTCCGGGCGTCCGGAAAGCAAGATCAGCGGCAGGCCGGAATAGCTGGCAGGGATAGCCAACTCCGCATACCACATCCAGCCCACCATATCGACGTTATCCATAATGCCGCGAATGTTGCCGCTCTGGACGACCGTAAACATATTGGTCCAGCGACTGTCGAACGCCAGGGACTCGACCGGCAGGCTCGGGTTGAGCACGTTCGCTCCGGGTCGCGAGACCCGGAGCAGATACGTGTTATCGAAAGAGCCAAGAACGAGGCGATTTGACATTCTCGAATTCTATCCTCTATCCGAAGTAAGTCAATATTGACTGACTATGTTAAATCCGCAATCAGGATGCGTTTAAGGTCAAGATCGACAACCATCAGGCCATCAGTGGACTGCATCTTGCCAGCCGTCAGCGTGCCGATATTGGCCGTGAGGGACGACAGCGATGTTACGGAGATCGCCGAGGCCTGGATCGAGCCGGTCTTGATCTGATCGCCATCGATGACCGTGCGACCGTAGTTGGTCGTCAGATCCTTGCCGCCTGCGTAGATCGACAGAATGACCGCGTTCGAACCAAACGCGACGGCTCCATCTGTCGTGGCGGTCAGGGCGTTGGCACCCTTGATCCAGATCAGATACATATAGCCGCCGCTCCACACGGCACTGCCGGCCGAGATCGCACGCGTTGCTACATTGCCATCGTCGCCGATGTAGCGAACCGTGCCGGCGGTCCAGGAAACGTTGTTGATCGCCGGCTTGTTGTGTTCGAAGATCAGGCCGTCCGTCGAGATACCGCGCATACCGATCGATAGCGAGTTGGCTGCAATGGTGTTTGCTGCAATCGAGCCGCCGTTGATCGTCGTCTGATCGGGACCATAGCGCCAGTCAGCCAGCGTCACGCCAGAGGCGATCTTGATCTTGCCAGGCTCGATCTGCGTTGCGCCATGATTGATCGTGTCAGCCGGATCTCCAGCAGCGCCAATGTCAGCCAGCGGAATATTTCCGCCACTGGTCGCCACGATGACGTTACCGGCGATGACCGTGCCTGCCTTGATCTTGGCGGCGTCGATCTCGACGATATGAGCACTCTCGATGAATGCCTCGTCGATCAGCGCGAAGCTGGAGATAATCGCGTCAGGCGGAAGATCGCCAGGGTTGATTGCGCCGACAGTTGCGATTGCCACTTCGGACCAGTCGGAACGATTGCCCGAGGTATCGACGGCGCGAACGCGATACATCCACTCCTCGCCTACGACTAGGTTCGAGTGAATGAAGGCGGGCGCGGCGCAAGACATGATCGTCGTCAGGCCGCTCTTGGTGGTCTCGACCTCGTAGAAGCTTGTGTCTGCATCAGGCACAAGATCCCAATCCACCCAATTCGAACGGAAGAGGCCAACGGCGCCGACGTTTTGCGGGGTCGACGGAGCAACATCGTCAACCGCAGCAGCGATCGAGACCGGAGCGCAGTAGTCCGACGGATTGTTGTAACGATCGGTCGCGCGAACATGAACCGTATAGGTGCGACCAGGCGTGACCGTCCATTCGTAGTCGGGTTCGCTCGATGGGAAGGTGATGTAGTTGCCATCATCTTCCTTGATCTGAAACTGGTAGCCGCCAAGATCATCTTCCGTGTTGGCGTTGATCGTTGCCTTAACGACCGCGCGCAGCGTGCCGTCAGGACCAACATCCATCGCCGATTCCAGCGCCAGGCCAGTCGGAACGACCGGCGGCGTGCTGTCGAGAATGCGACCGGTCTGGACCTGGAGCGGCGCGCTAATCAGCATGTCCTGGTCGAACGTGTCGAAGGCGCCAATGCGAACGTGATAGATCGTCACTTCCTTGGCGGGATAGATGACGGCATCATTGCGGCCGATATAGAACGGGACGGTGGCGTCGGGATCGAACGTGTTGTTCTCTTCGACCCAAACCTTGACGCCGGCGAAGTCGCTCTCGGCGGGGTTATCCCAATTCAGGAGAATGTTCTTGCCGTCGGCGTAAGCGCGCAGCGTCACCAGACCAGGAACGGGGTTGTTCACGGTCAGAGTCGCCTGAGCCGACGTTCTGTTGTAGGTCGCCGAGACCGTAACCTCGAAGCGCAGCTTGCGCGTTGGATGAGCAAGACCAGCAACTGTGCTGTCGTTCTTGTTCATTTCGTAGCTATAGGTGAAGCCGGAGCCCGTTACGAGCTGCTGGCGCAGTAGCTGGCCATTGTCTGCGTGGTAGACCTTGATGGTGTTACCGGCATAGAACGGGCTCTGCTCGTCGGTCGGCGAAGCGTCATCAGCCAGAATAGACGTGGACGACGGGAAGTTATTCTTCCAGAAGATCATCACGTCGCGACCGGTGAACTCGGTCCCGTTCGGGTTATCGACGAGCTTCAGCTCCGTAACGGAAGGCGCTGCCAGGCCATTGAAGCCGACATACTCGTAGTCGAACGTCGCCGGCGCCGAGCGCTGCGTCGAGTAGCCGATCGCGTAGACGTAGAAGGTGTATTGGCCGATCTCGGCATCATCGAGATCCATATAGCTGTTTTCGGTTGTGCCGAGCTTGATGTAGCCCTTCGTCGGATGCAGAGCGCCGACCTCGTATTCGCGAACCGTATAGTCGTTCAGCACCTCCCACGACAGCGTGAGCCGCGCGTATTGACGCCCATTGTTGACGTAGGAGACTTCGCGCACCTTCAGGCCGGTCGGTGGCGCCACCTGACCCTTCGGACGCGTGTAGGTGATCGGCTCGAGGGAGATACCCTCCTCCACGCGCGCGAACTTGTTCGGATCGTGGAAGAGAGCGGTGATCTTGAACTGGTTCTTCTTCTCTTCCGACATGGCAATGACGCGATACTGGCGCGGCTGGATATCCGTGCCGGTGCCAAGCCACATCGTATTGACGTCGGGCTGCTGCGGCAGCACTTCGCCGAGGTTCGCGCGCAGGAAGCCGAGGCTGTTACCGTCGCCATCCAGGACTTCGTCAGCCCAGGTATCGACAGGCGCCTTGTGTAGCGTGCCGTCGGGCATAGCAATCATGAGGCTGTAGAGCTCACCTTCAGCCCGTTCGAACGGCTGGTCGAGCGTCACGTAGTCCGTGCCAGCCGATGCCAGGCGGCCGCCGAGACGCATCTGCGCCTTGCGAGGATCCGCAACTGCGATCAGGTCGCCAGGCCGAACATCGGCATGATCCCAGGACGCCGTGTATTCGACCGTCTCGGTTTCATTCTCTTCGGTGTCGATGATCCACTTGCCATAGCGATGCGCCTCGCCGCGCGTAGTCGCGCCGAGAAGATCGACAGTCTTTTCGCGCCAGCCGAAGCGAGCAAGCGCCGTATCGCTCGTGACCGGCTCCGGCTCGGGCTGATAGAAATTGTCCTTGTTGTTGAACTTGACCAGAACAACCGAGCTGCGCGCCTTCTTGGCCGTGCCGGAATAGTTGAACTCGCCACCAATGACGTTGGCAGGCGTGACGAGCTTGACCGGATCGGCCGGCATGTCGGCGGTAGCGAAGACCTGGCCGAGCGACCAGTAGCACATGCCGCGCCAGGTCGTCGTGATTTGCTGGAGCGCCTTGTAGGCCTCCTGGCGAGACTGCAGGACGCCGTTGAAGGTGAAGCGCGGCTCGTAGATATCCTGGCCGGTGTCAGCGTTCTTGAAGCCAGACTTGACCATCTGGTCACAATACTGAGCGATCTGATAGAGCGTCCACTTGTCGACCGTTTCGGGATTGATGAACTCGCCGAGGCCGTAGCGGTCGTTGATGAGGATATCGTAGAAGATCCAGGCAGGATTGTTGGTCCAAGCCTGCTTGAACGTGCCATCCCAGATACCGGCGTAGATGCGCCCGATCGGATCATAGTTCGACGGAACCGAAATGATGCGGCCGCGGAAGCGGTATTTGCGCGCCGGGATCGAGTTACCCATGTCTTCCGCGTTGACTTCGGTCGCTACGAGCGCCGTGTGCGGATAGATGAACTTGCCCTCGATGAGGACAGCATAACCTTCCCAGGTCGTGTCGTTCTGCAGGCGCTCGTTGTCGGAGTCCGGCGTGAGGCGCACCATGCGCACATCCCAGGGAGCACCGCCGTCGGGAAGATCGATGCGATGCGCGCGCTGGACTGCGGACGTGGTCTTCTGGTTGACGAGGTTTTCGGTGACTACACGCTGCCAACCACCGTTGTAGCCACGCACTTCGAAAGCGTAGGAGACGCTAGCCGTCTCGATCGCGCCGGACTTCTTGTTCTGGCTCGCAAGCGAGGGAATATTGACGACCGCGCGGATAGCGGTCGCGTTCGGCTCGATGACCGTGCGCTGAACAGGTCCGGTGTTGTAGCCGACCTTGACGTTGACATCATACGGAATCTCGGCGGTCGCAAAGCCCGTCAGGTGCTCCTGGTCAGGCGTGCCGAGACGCTGCTGCAGAATGACGTTCTTGAAATTGACCGTGCCGTCAGGGTTCGTGATCGGCGTCTCTTCGTAGTAGACGGACTTATCCCAATTCACGAGACCGACGCAGGGGCCTTCCGAGATTGCCTCGATAATGCGAGCGCGCGCCTTCGAGCGCAGCGTGTTGCTTGCGTCACTGCCAGAGCTGCCGCCCTTGCCCTTGCCGCCACCCTTCGAACCGCGGATGAGATTTTCGAACGAGAAGTGAAAGGACATGGGCTAGTTTCCGAGCTGTTCGACGTCGATGCCAGCCGAGATCATCACGCCACCGGTGATGACTTCGCCGTAGACAATCGGGATGGTGGAGCCGTTGGCGTAGTTGTTGCCGGGACCGGAGAAGATGTAGCTCTCCTCGCTGTCCTCGCTTTTGCTCTCAGGGGTCAGCATGGTCGAAACGCCGGATGCAGCGAGCGCCAGACCGATCATGGCGAGGTTGCCTGCCTTCAGCATGCCGCCGGTGAACGGAACGGCAGCCGCCATACCACCAGGCACCAGGAAGGCAGCGCCGATCAGGGCGACGCCGAGCACAATCTTGAGCAGCCCATTGTTCTTGGAGCCTGCGATCACAGGCACGATATGCAGCGGTGCAGCGCCAAGCCGAAAGCCGACGCACATGTCGATGTCCAGATCCATGCCGCCGTCGAGATCGCCGCGGATGACATGCCATTCACCCGATCGAATGTCGGTTGCGAACTCTCGGAAATTGACACCGAGCGCACGGACGGCCTCAGAGGCGGTTTCAACCTCCAGATCGAACTCGTGGCCGTATTTCTCGCCAAGGGCGCCGTGCAGATAGACCTTACGCATTGACTGCCTCATGCCGAAGCCAGACGTTTGCGTTGCGAGCCCAGAGGCCAGCAGGAACGCGCGAAGACAGGCGGTTCGGGAAGTGCTGCAGGATCATGCCGCCACCGACGAGCACGCCGGCATGGTTCAGAACCTGCGAGTGAACCTTAATGAGAAAGGCGTCGCCTGGGCGGATCTCGGAGAAGTTGATCGCCCGGAAGCCGAACTCTTCGAACTTGGAGTAAAGATCCTGTCCCTCAGCCCACCACTGATCGCCGCGCGGCACTTCACCGAGAATGATCGGATCAAGCGGCCACTCGATACCCTGCGCAGCACAGCCCTTGCGGCCAAGCCGGTAGGTGTCGCGCACGACGGAATAGCAATCGGTGATGCCGTGGACGAAGGATCGACCAAGTAGCGGCGGAATATCGGTGTCGTCACCCCAGATGAGCGCCTCGCCAATCCGATCCTCATCGAGCGGGATGATCGCCCACGGAACACCCGACTTGACCTGGCCTTCCATGTCGAGCTGCGTAGGCGACATTGGACCATTCGGATGCGAGTGGATCACCATCTGAATCTTGCCGCGGCTCAAGGCCTTCACCTGGTCCTGCGGATGGATCGCGAAGTCTTGCGCGGGATCGGCCGCGACATTGCGACAGGGCAGATAGAAACCGTTGACGACCAGGCCGCAGCTCTCGTTCGGGTATTCGGCGCGTGCGTGCTCGCGAGCAGCAACGCGAATTGCTTCTGTCAGGATCATGCGCTCACACGCCCGACGCCTGGGAAGCCGCCGAACGGCAAGGCTGCGTTCTCTCCGAAGCGCAACTTGCAGCAGGCCAGCGTCCGCGACGGACGGTCCTTTGATGCTGTGGTGGGAAGGTTGTTGATGTCGTAGTAGCGATTGCCGGTGTAAGGGCATTGCGCCTTGGAGTAGTCGAAGGCGCCCTGACCGGAGCTCCAGACGCGGTAACGCCAGAGGCAAGTGTCACGGATCGCCACACGACCAGGAATCATTCGACCTTCCTGGTCGATCGAAGCCGAGAGCTCCCATTCGATGTAGACAGGGTTCTCCGAGACCTTGCGCTCAACAAGGAAGACGTCGGGACCAAAGAAGGCGGAAGGATCTGCGTCCGGCTGGCCGTCCAGGTGGCGCCTAAACGTGCGAATGCGGCGCACCTCGCAACCGAGAAGGTCGCCGAAGGTGTTAATCATCGCTTGGGCAATGCCGTCGGTATTCGACAATCGGATCGAGGGAGATGGCAGAGCGCCCTGCCCTGTCACCTCAAGACCATCGAACTCGACGTCCATCGGCTGATACTCGATACCGCCGAACTTGATCTTCTCGGAAAATTCCGAGCCCTGGACGAAATAAAGCAGTCCACCGCCGACCGACGACACGTCGATACGGAACAGGGAGACTGCTTCACCAGGCGTCAGGCTCTGCGCGGATTGATAGATCGTGACCAATTTCACCTCATAGGATTGAAGTGAAATTGTAAGTCAGTTTTTACTGACATAAAAGCCTAAACTTGCAGTGTGAAGCTCTGGACGAAGGTCGCGCTGATTTTGCGATAGCCGCCGCTCTGAACATCGTCACTGTAGTCCTTGCACGTCCACTTCACCGGCTTCGTCTCTCGCGGTGGTGTGTAGTAGAAGGTTTCGTCACCGCCGCGGTCGAACAGAAAGCCGGAGATCTCCTCGGCCTGCTCGTCGGTGAGAGCATCCCAGGTGAGTGTCAGCGTGCGTCGGCGATGGTTCACACCATCGCGCGTCGGCTGAGAATAGCCCTCCCCGAAATCGGCCTCGAGGATCTTGAACTCAACCTTTCGCCCTGTGGAGGGCGATGGGTCGATCGGCGGGTAAAACGAGAGCAGAGCCATCAGCCCCTCCTTCCGTTGTTAAGCATGTTTCCAACCTTCATCTGCTTCTGCATTTCGTCGACAACGACGCCGCGGAGCGTTCCTTCCATTTCCTTTGCCGTCTGCTTGGCAAGATCGGCGTTCTGCTCAGGCGTGCCGCCGCTGGAGTTGACCGTGACCGGCGCATTGATGGTGATCGCGTTGCCACCGCCCATAGAGCCACTTCCGAGAGCCTTCATCTGCTCAGGCGTGAAGATACCTTCGTCGCGCTTGGCGATGATCGGAACCTCACCAGGAGCCAGACGACGACCGCCGATCTGCGTCGCGCCGCTATGGAACTTGCGTGCGTTCTTGAACACCTGTGGATTGACCAGGCGCGACGCACCGAACTCGCCAGCCAGACCGCCGGAGTGGCGCACGCCGACCTTGGAGAAGAGCGCCTTGAAGCCATTGGCGGGCGCGGCACCTGCAGCAGCAGATCCGGACGTTCCGGACTTCATCTGGCCAATCATTGCCTTTAGGCTGATCTTGATGAGGTCGTTCGCAATGCCGTTGATCGCAGAGCGCAGATCGCCAGTGCCGTTGATGAGACCGGCCATGCCGTCCACCATCGAGTCCATCCAGCCGGTCGTTGCCTTTTCCAAATTGCCCGACAGATCCGACCACTCGCGCATCTGCTTGGTCATCGGGGTTTCGGCAGCATACTTCTGACGAACGGCGGCCTTCTCGGCTTCAGCCTGGCGCGTCAGCTCGACGTCGAGGATACCGGCCTTGCGAGCGGCTTCGACACGCTGGTCGATCTCGCGAAGCTCCTGCTCCATCGCGAACTGGCGCTGCTGGCGCTCAGTCATCAGTGAGACGCGAACCTGCTGCGATCTCTCGGCGCCGGCCGCCGTCTCAGCCCAGATCTCCTGGCGCTGGAACTGCTGGAGCATCGATGTGCGCTGTGCGATCGCTGCCTTATACTGCTCAGTGCCCTTGCCGTAGACGGTCTCGGTGTCGCGCACCTGGTCATCCATCAGCCGGCGCATTTCCTGCAAGCCTGAGCTGTCGAGGCGCGCGGTCGGATCTTTGGTCTTCGCCTGGTATTCGGCGATCCTCTTCTCGATCTCGAGCTGGCGCTCCTTGATCTTCTCATTGCCGCTTTCAAGGCTCGTCATGGCCTTCTTGCGCTCGGCCATATCGTTTTCGACCTTGTCGGTCTCCTTGGCGATGCGCAGCATTTCCGCGTATTGCGGATCCTTGTAGTCCTTGGACGTGCCGATATCGCCCTTCTCGATCAGCTTGATCGTGGCGCGATAGTTCTTGTCGAGACCGTCGAGGCTCTGCTTGGCAGCGTCGATCTTGCCCTTTAGCGTCTCGATATAATCCTTGCCGGCCTGGACCTTCTCGTCGCCCTGGAGCTGTTTCTGCTGCGCGTCGAGATCGGCGGCCTTCTTCAGATAGTCATCCTGAAGCTTCAGACGCTGCTGCTCATAGTCGAGCATTTCCTTCTGCAGTGCAGGGTCTGCAGTCGGGATAACGCCAGTGTCGACATTCGAATTAGCAGCCGCGGCGGCCGGAGCCTTGAAAGCCAGCGGACCAGTGCCGTTGCCCATGCCGAATGCCTTCTCGGCATAGCCAGCACGATACGGACCAGACTTGCGCATGGACTCGTCGGACGGACGCTCGAAGAGCTTCATGAAGGCGCGAGCAGCTTCTGCCGGCGACTGCGCGGAGTTGATCGCGGACTTGGCGTCCTGGTGAGACGTCTGAAGCTCGTGGACGAGGAAGTCGAGCTGGACGGTCAGATCGTTCCAGCTCTTGCCCTGAAGCTGAGCAAAACCCATGAGCCTCTGAGCGCGATCGGAGTTCCACTGAGCGATACCGATGGAGTCAGAACCGTCGCGACCGTCACCGACTGCGCGCGCGTTGACGTTCAGCTTGCTCTCGCCGACCAGGTTGCCAACAATGCCGGATGCTGCGACCTGGCTGAAGCCTTTCGAGATCAGGTGCTGCATGGCGGTTGCCATGAGCTGCTCGACATTGGCACTGACAGGCGCGCTCAGGCTCGCAGCGCCGCCGTATCCACCGGTCAGAGCCGTGCCTGCTGCAAGACCCTGCGCCGAGAAGCCGAGCGGGTTAGAAGCAACCTGGGAAATACCGGTCATGATGCCGGCCATTTCCTTCAGCTTGTCGATGACAGTCTGGATGCGACCGACGGTCTGCTGACCGAAGAGGTTGCGGCGCATGATATCGCCGGCGTTGGTCGCCTGGCGTGCCTGTAGGTTCAAGCCCTGATTGGTGAGCTTGATCGCATCCAGAGCCGGAGAGTTCTTGCCGAAGCCCTTGTAGTATCCCTCCTTGATCTGCATGGCGATCTTCTCGCCTTCAGTCAGCTCGCGACCCATTGCCTTCGACTGGAGCTCCATGCGCTCCTGGATCAGCTTGATACGGGCGCTCTCGAGATCCTTCTCGATATCCTTCTTGCCCTCGACAACGTCATCGAGCGCCTTCTTGATGGTGAGCTGCTCGGTCATAGCAGCGTTCAGTTCCCGAACTTCCGTAACCGACTGGTCGCCAAAGGCGCCCTGCGCGAACTTGCCCTGGAAGTCCGCGAGTTCCTTGTTGGCCGTGTAAAGCTGTTCGCCGAGCGACTTCACATCACCCTTCACATCCGCAAGCTGCTTCTGCGCCTTCGCGAGATCCTGAGCGGTGGTGTCACCCTTGCCGCTATTCGGGATGAAGCCAGGTCGGAGCTGCGCCTGCTTTTGACGGATCTCTTCCATCTTCTGCAGCATGGTATCGAGGAGTGCAGTGTCGCCCTGCGTCAGCGGACCCTTGTTGGCCTTGGCGTTCAGGCTGTCGATATAGCTCGACACCGTCTTTGCCTGCGTCTCCAGCCATTCCTTGCTGTTCTTGAAGAGGCGCTCGTTCAGATCTTCTTCGATCTTCGCGGCGGATTCGCCGGAGGTCTTCATGTTGGCGCGGCGAGCCTCCGCGTCCTTGGCGAACTGCTCCTGGCGCTTGCGGTAGGCAACCTGTTCGACGGCGAGCGTGCGATCGAGTTCGCGGATCTGATCCTCGACATACTTGCGGCCATCTTCTTCCATGTTGAAGATGCGCGCCTTGTTGATCGACTGGCGGTCCTTGGAGAGCTGAGCTTCTATCTGACGAACCTCGTCGCCGTATTCCTTTTCGAACTCGATCAGCGCCTGCTTGACGTTCGCTTCGTCCTGAGCCGGCGTCAGGCCAAAGTTCTTGGCGGCGCGAACGGCGCGATCACGAATGCCATAGAGGTTGGCAAGCTTCTGCTGCTGGCCTTCGACAAACTTCTGTGCCAGACCAAGCTGCTCGTTCGATGCGCGGCCGAATTCGCGCAGCTCCTCAATCGCACCCTTTGCCTTGCGACCGAAGAGGTCGAAGTGATCGGCGACAGCGAGAATTCCGATACCGAGCAGGCCGAGCGGACCAGCGAGCGAACCGGCCAGTCCCATGAGCGCGCGCAGACCGTAAGCGGCACGCATTTCAGCCAGGCGGCCGAGACTTGCTGCGGAGACCCCTGCCCTATCCTGCGCGGCCGCCAAAAGATTTGCGGCACGAACAGAGTTCGCCATCGTCGCCTGATACATCGTCAGCGATGCCTTCAGGTTGTCGATCATGCCGATGAAAGCGCGACCACCGGCGGCCATCGTCTTGCCGAAGATCGTCAGACCAGCAACCGTGACGATGACGTCGCGCCACTCCCAGGCCTTCGTGATGACAGCGGTCAGCACGTTCAGGAGCGAAGTTAGATCCTGGCCGAGTTCGCGTGCGAAGTTCTGGCCGCTCACACCGGAGAGCGCTTCGTTGAAGGTGCGCAGCTTCGTCGTCAGCGTATCGAAGAAACCACCCTTCGCAGCAAGACCAGTCTCTTCATCGAGGCCGCCGACCTGGCGCTGCCACTGCTGCCAGTTGGACTGCAGGATGGTGAGCTGGCCGTTGAATGTGTCCATCATGCGCGCAGCCGAACCGCCGAACGACAGGTCGAGCTGGCGATAGAACTGCTCAAGGGCGTCCTTAGCCGTGACCGTGCCGGTCGAGATCCGCGACGTCAGCGTGGCAACGGAGGTGCCCATTGCCTGAGCCATGAGGTTCATGGCCGATGGGATGCTTTCTGCGAGCTGCTGACGGAGTTCTTCCATCTGCACGACGCCTTTACCAGACATCTGCGACAGACCGAGTGCGACACGCTGGAGAGATTCGTCATTGCCACCGAATGCAGCCAGACCGTCTTCGAGCGCCTGGAGCGAGCCGTTCATCGGATCGGTGCCAGTCGCCTTCAGCTTGACGAATGCCTGTGTCAGCGCGTTCATCGAGTAAGGTGACTTCTTGGCTGCCTCGACGAGATAGTTGACCTGGTTGGCCGCATCCTTGACCGGATCTGCAGCGTCAGACATGCCACGCATGAGATAGACCAGGCGCTCGAATTCGGCGTTCGTCTTGACGATCGAGCCGATCCAAGTGTCCTGGACGTTGATGAGCTTGTTAAGCGCGATCGAGGCGGTGCCAACGACGATGGAGACATCGCGCATGGTCGCCAGGAAGCCGCGCGAGGCTTCTTCAGCCTTGCCAATGGAGCGAACGACGGACTGACCGTCTGCGGCAAGCCGGCGCAGCTCTGGCGAGGAGCGCGCAACGTTCCTGTTGAACTGAGCTACCGTCTCGCCGGCATGAAGCATGCGCGTCGTGAAAGAGCCGTCTACGAGTTCCAGTTCAACCTTAATTGCCATCTTCGTCCTTCAATCAGTCATATTTGACTGACAGCCAAGCGCGCACTACGCCTGGCTATCGTCTTCAGTTTCCTTCTTCGGTTTACCGCGGCGAATGGAGGCCTTGAGAGCATCCAGGGCAGCCTTGTCGAACGTCGGATCGAGGCTGTCATCGTCGAGGTTGAGCGTCTGAACTTCCGGCTGGTAGACCTGGATCTGACCACGCAGCTCCGAGAGCCTTTCGTGGATCTCCTTGATCCCCTCGCCCGTTTGAGAGTAGGTCATCAGGGCGAGCATCCGGATATCTTCGTCTGCTTCGAGCCGCTCAACCATCCGGACGTAGAGCCAGAAGAACTTGAGCGGCATCTTCATGAGTTCACTATGGGCGAAGTGGTAGGTCTTGATGACCTTTGCCCAAAGAAAGGGGAAGTCGATCCCCTTTACTTCGCCGCCGGTTCGTTTCCCTCTGCACTCGCCGTTGCGGGACCGACTTCTTCAGCCTTCTCGCCATTGGCGGTCATGACGAAGTCGCGGATGGTCATGAGCTGGCCGAGGCTCATCTTCTTCAGCACTGCAGCGTCACAGGTGGGCAGAGCGCGCGTGATGATGGACAGGATCAGCTCGATCTCATCGATCGGCGAGGCATTCAGCGCCAGCTTCTCGATTGCACGCGCATTGGCGATGAAATCTTCGACAGACGATTCCTTGACCTTATGTTCAACGCCGGCCAGCTTGATCGTGAATTCCACGTTCGGCGATACGGCGTCGAGGTCGAGATAGAATTGTTCGGACATGTGTGAGGGGTTCCCTAAAACAAGATTGACTGACTACCCTTTCAGATAGTCAGTCAATTTTGACTTACAATTAGCCGCGAAGCAAGAACATTAAGCGGCTGCGGTGTCGTCGCCGACAGAGAACAGGTCGCCTTCTTCGTCAGCGTAACCCTTGAAGGTAACGTTGAAGACGCGTTCCTGGTCCGTCTGGTAGGCGAACTGGATCGCACCGGCGGTCATGGCTCTCAGAACCGTGAAGTCGTCTTCGCCGTTGGTGCCCTTCGGACGCAGGACGAGAGTCTTTGCGGTCTTGAGCAGCGAGATCGAGGTGCCGGTGGCAACAACGACCTTCTTCTTGGTCGGCGTGGTGGCATCCGTAACCAGGCGCGAGCCAGGCATGATCTTGACCAGGTTCTCAAGGGTCGTTTCGGCCATCGGGACCGTGACCTTGACCGTGCGGCCCATGATAATTTCGTCGATCGGAGTTTCGCCGAGCTGATCGACGGTAACTTCGTGGGTGTTGGTTGCAACTTCGACTTCAACGCCGCCCTTGGTGAAGCCAAGGTCAAAAGCGTCGAAGAGGACGTTGCAAACGCCAAGCTTCACATTTTCGGTGCTCGAAGGCATGGAATTCTCCTTACAGATGTCAGTCAAAATTGATTGGCATAATGGTAACGCATATCGCCTGCCGTAAGCAAGTAATATCAGTAAGTATTTATTGACAAGCCAACCCGAACGGGTTTATGGCTGTTCGTTTATCGAAAATGCGGTCTGGAAGCTCAGCGCCCATTCGATTCCATTGCCGTCCTGGCGCGGAAACTGGATTGGGAGCTGCTTCGGATAGAACACCTTCAGCATGACGCGGCCACGCTCGTCGGTCGCCTCATAGATCTCCTCGGCGTCGATCGTCAGGATCTTCATGATCCGATTGGCCTTGGCTGTTCCAGACGCTACCTCATAGTCGCGCACGATGATCCGAAGATCCGGCTTGTAGAAGCCAGGCAGATAAGGGCTGATCTGAATGCCGTTGAGCGGCGCAAACAGACCGACGCCGCGCTTGATGTCAGCCGGCAAGTCCTGGATGAAAATGTCTTCCTGATCTTGCTCGACCGAGGCGAGGCCTGCCGCAACGATCTTGTCGGTGATGATGTCCCAGATCAAATCTTTACTCCGTCCTTGATGGCCGCGAGCACAGCCGGCTCGAGCTTGTCTTTCTGTTCCTTGGCTGCACGCGTGATGAATTCGCGTCCGACCTGGACGCCGGTCCTGGACTGCTTCTCTTCGGACAGAGGTCCGAGATTGTAGATCCCCTCGTGCATTTCGCGCCCGTAATCGGTGATATCGACGCCGTTGACGCTATCGAGGAGCACAATGTCGATCGCCAGACGGTTGCGCTTTCCTTCGTAGGTCACTTGCTTCTGGATCGCGTCCTCGAGGTTGCCCTTGTCGACAGGCGCCATCAGGCGTGCGCGCTCAACAATCTTGTCGGCGGCGCGGTGCATGACCTTACGGGCGTTGGCTGCCACGCGCTCGCCGGTGTTGCGCAGCCCCAGGATCGTATCAGCGACACCTGTCACCTTCATTTCGATCATGCCGGGAAGACCTCCAACAGCAGTTCGATGTGATCGACATTGCCGAAGACGTTCTTGCGAGCGTGCCGGCCAGAGACGCGATAGTTCTCACCATCGATCTCAAGCTGGTCGCCAGCGCCGACGACGGTCTTGGCTGGAACGAGGATCTTGGCATTGGCCGAGACCAACTGTTCTGCCTGGCCGCGCGTCGCCGAGCTATCGGAGCGGACGGACGTCTTCTCGACGGTCATGTTCATATCGACCGGCGCGTAGCTGATCGTCACAGGATCGGAGAGCTTTGCCTGGCCGAACTTGTCGCGACCAGCCTTGCGGCGCAGCGTGCAGGAGCCATTAGGCAGAAACATCAGTGTCCATCCTCAGATAAGCATTGGCGTTCGGGTGAAAGACCTTGTCGCGGATCTCTGAATAGGTCGGCAGCTCATTGCTGGATGACAGCGCGATCATCAGGCCGTGGAATTCGGATTCGGGCGAATGATGCTCGACAACCGCATGCGTCATGCCGTGATCGGCCAGCGTGAAGAGAACCGTCTCGTTGTAAACGGACAGAAGCGTCTGGCGGTAGAGCGAGCGCACGAACAGACGGCTTTCGTATTTCCTCGAGGCGCGGTCGTGGAAGAAGAACTCGACGTCGGCCTTGTTGCCGAAGGTGTATTCCATCAGTGCCGATCGGTGGGACTTGCCGCGCGAGCGAGCTGCAATGCTAACTTCCAGCCCTGCCCTTTGCATCGCGCGTTGCAGCGTTGCGATGTCACGCGTCTGCTGCACCACAAGCTCAGTCTGGAAATAGTCGTAAGACGCGTCAGTATGCTCGACAATCGCGTCCGTCAGATTTGACGTGTCGTTGCTCTGAATTTCGCGCAACGTCACTGTGCGCGCAATCTCAGCGATTTCCTGAATGTCGGTCCGCATCTGAACCAGCTCGCTATCCAGGAAGGTGGAGCCCTGGTGCATTGCGTGCTTGCGCAGTTGATCGGTAAGCGAGGCAGAGCCGAAGTCGGAGCGCAGCAAAGCGCCGCGGTGAATGGATTTCAGGCCGTCGGTAAAGAGGCCATATCGATTATAGGCGGCGCCGGCCTTGTCAGACAGAAGATTGGTAATCATCCGCGGACAACTCGCACATCGTAATAGACATAGCCTGAGAGGCAGCGCAGCGTCTCGTTATCGACGCCGAGCTCGAGCTTGCCGCCGCGCAGCATCACAGAGCTTTCGCCGATCGTCTCGGAGATAATGCCGGAGCGGTGGCGCTGCGTGACAGGATTGTCGGTGAGGATGACGTTGGCTTCGGAGACCTGGGCGGCGCGCAGCGCACGGCGGAAGTCTTTCGGGAAGCCGAGGAACTGGTCTTTCGGGATCTCGGTCCACTGACCAGGTCGAACGATCCAATATTGGCGCTCGTCAAAGTCTCGAGTGTCCGTCTCTTCAGGTGTCAGCGGGAAACGAACCTGGATGCGCGAGACGCGCGAATAGGCCTGGATCAGAGCGGCTGCTTTCTGCTCGTCGCTGGCAGCCAGCCAGGCCTTTACGTTTGGAAGGTCGCGAGCTGCCGCTTCGGCAGCTTCAAGCGACGTGAAGGAATTGTTGAGGAGCTCCAGGCGGGACTCGCCTTCGACGATATAGCCGAACGAACGGTTGATATCGCCGGCTGCAGCGTGAAGGGTCGAGCGCAGCACGCGCACGACCGAAAGATCGCTCTCCCCGAGAAGGTTGAATGCAGCCGGGATCGTGATCGTCTTCTTGCCGTCTGGCTGGTCGAACGGCAGGTTCATGAAGCTGGCAACGATCTCGTCATCGCCATCATACAGAACCGCGTCAACACCGGTCACAGTGACCGGCGCTCCATTCAGATCGGTGAAGAGAACGTCCACGGCGACGTCATAGTTCTCGGGGTAGAGCTTCAGCATTGGTTATGCGTCCTTCTTGGCGTCTTCGTCGGCAGGCTTGTCGCCGGCCTCTTCGTCCTCATCGATGAAATCGACGCCATCGTCTTCGTCGTCGGCATCAGAGGCGTTGTCCTCGTCAGCGTCGTCCTGGTCGGCCGAAGGCGTTTCGTCTTCAGGCGCCTTTTCGCCTTCCGGCGTCTCGGTGCTTTCAGGCTGCTTCTCGCCCTCCCCTTCCGGAGTAGCTTCCTGCTTGGTCTCTTCGGCAGCCTTCTCAGGCTCGACGGCCTTTTCGGGCTCAGCAGACTTCTCTTCAGCCGAAGCTTCGGTGACGACAGGCTTTAGGCGAGCGGAATTGAAGACTTCAAGGGCGGTGATCTCGCGATCGATGAAGGGCTTGCGCTCCTTGTCGGTCAGCGTGTTCCAGCCGGTCAGCGACTTGCCGGAGTTCTTCAGGGCACGCTCGACGAGCTGGACGCCAGTAACAACGACTTCGCCATTGGCAGTGTAAGCTTCGGCTAGTCCCTCGATGCTTGCGGCGGCCGGAACTTCCTCGACAACTTCGACAGCCTTTTCTTCCTGGGCGATCGTCGTGACGCGGTTCTTGGTAGCGCCGCGGCTTTCGAGCGCCTGCTCGCGCTGCTTGAGGAACTTCGCCTGGGCATTGAGGATCTTCTCGATCAGCTCAGGGATGGCGCGGCCAGTGACCTTCCAGTTCTTGCCGATGTCGCGCAGACCCTTGATGCCGGCCTTGTCAGCGAGCAGTTCAAGATCCTGACGCGTGTAGAGTGTTTCGCTCGGAGCCTTCAGAGCCTTGGACAGATCGACGCGCTCTTCGACGCTGCGCTCGCTGTCGGATTGACGAGCTAGACGCTTTGCTACCGGAGCACGGTTCTTGGAGTCATCGATGAGACGATTTTGAATACCGACGTGCTGGAGAGTCTCGCCGGTATTTCCATCCTCGTCGCAGGCAACGCAAGCCGTAGCCGCAGCAATGCGGTCGGCAATCCGCTCAGGAACGGGCGTGGTCGAGATACCGTCGCGGAAGAGGATGATGTTGAGGTGTCCATTGTAGGTCTCGAATCCTTTGGACGTGAGTTTGAGGTAGTTCATTCTTCGCCAATCATGGTTGGAGGAAACAGCAAAAGGGGCAGGAATGACCCTGCCCCTTATAGTAAGTCAGTTTTTACTGACAAACAAGATTAGACGTTGAGGACGCCCTTCAGACGTGCAACGGCGTGAGTTGCCTTGAGGGCAGTCGCCGAATACCACTTCAGACGGAACCGGCTCGCGTCCTTGTTCTGGATCGTGCCGATGTCTTCGAACTGAACGCCGGCGGAAGGACCACCGTAAACGCCGTGGAAGCCGTCAGCTTCGTTGAGGCGCAGAGCGTAGATCGAGGTCGTCTCGTTCGCCGAACCCTGAACTTCATCGTCCAGGATGTAGTCGTTGATGATGACCGGGATACCGTCGTAAGCCGGAACGGGCTTGCCGAAGTTCGGGATCTGGATCATGTCGCCGGTGTTGCCACCGAAGGAGCGCATGATGGAGCGGATAGCGCGCCAGGTGCCCTTGCGCATCATCAGCACGTCGGCGCCGAGGGTAACGGCGTCGAGCAGCTCATCGAGCATTTCGGGAGAAACAGCAGCACCGTTGGCACCAGCGACGAGCGTCTGGGCGGCAGGCGTCAGCTTCTTGATACCGTCGAAGCTCTTGGCGTTGACCGAGGAGTCACCGTTGACGAGCGTGCGACGATACTTGCGGCCGATACCCTTTGCCTTCGCAGCGAGCTGGATAGCAATCTGCGGGTTGAGGTTCGACTGCGTGGAAGCCGTGAACTTGTCGATGTCGACGTCGCCAGCGAGCACCTTGAGCTTGCCAGTGACTTCTTCGAACGTTGCAGCGCCTTCCGGGACTTCTTCGTAGGCGTCCAGGAATTCGCCTTCAGACAGCGTGCCTTCGCGGACGTAGCTGAAAACCTTGTCGTTCACATGCTGGAACGGGAGCAGCGCGAAGAGATCATCGCGTTCGATGATTTCCTCAATTACGCCACGAGCCTTGTCCTCCTGGGACAGTTTCGCGGCTTCTTGCACGAGTAGCGGCATTGTATTCTCCTTACGAAATCAGGCCGTCGGGTGTCAGTCAAAATTGATTGACATAATGTTAACCCGACGACCTTGGACTACGCAAGAAAAAAATGTCAGTAATTGTTGACTGACATCCATAAATCAGGCTAAACCTGATTATTTGTCTTCTTTGTTGAGGGAGAAGAGGATGCGCGACACGCCATAGGTCTTGTCGGCGCCGGTCTTGTCGGTCTTGTCTTCGACCTTCTTGGTGGCCGAACCAGCGCCAGGCTTGATGTTCGACTTGACCAGGCGATCGCGATCCGGATCGGCTTCGATCAGCTTCTTCATGGCATCCTCGAAAGCGAGCGGCTTGCCGTCACCACCGGTATAGACCGTGCGAGCGTCGGCACCTGTCGGCTTGTCGTAAGCAACGACCTGGCCGTCTTCGATACCGAAGTGAGCGCCGTAGAGCTGGCGAGCCTTGGCCGGCGTCAGCACGAGTTCATCCACGATATACTTGGACTCGGAGAACGAGCGGCCGACCGTCAGTTCATCGATCTGGCCGTTGGCCTTCTGGAGCTGCGTCTGCAGATCGGCGATCGTGTCGGTGAGCGTCTTCTTGTCGTTCTCGTGCGCCTCGACCATCATCTGCTTGACGCGGTCGAAGTTGCCCTTGGCTTCTTCAGCCTGCAGCTCGGCATTCTTCTTTTCGTCGATCAGCGCGCGGACTTCATCGAGGTTGATGCCTTCGAACCTTTTCAGCTCAGCCTTGAGCGTCGAAACCTCGCCGGTCAGATCCTTGATCTTGCCCTTCTTTTCCATGACTTCGCGCAGGAGAGCCTTGTCCGCCTCGCTCTTGTCGGAGCCGGAAGTGTCGTCATCACCAGCAGCGTCATCGTCAGAACCGCCAGTGGAATCATCGGAACCAGAATTGTCATCAGAGCCACCACCGTTGTTGTCGCCAGCGCCATTGCCCAGATCGTCGGGCTTTTCGAATGCGATGCGCGGCATATGGGGCATGTTCATCGCTGCAAAGGCGCCGAATGCGCGACCAGCGGAATACTTCTTAAGCACGTCAGTCATGTCTTACTCCTTGCCCATTATCTCGGGCGATCTTTGGGGTTGGCCGGTATCTTGGCCGTTCGGGTATGCACGTCTTCAGGCCGCCAGTATCTCGGCGGTTTCTTCAGTGGTTGGCCTTACTTGGCGGCCTGTTTGTTCGGCGAGGACTTCGTCACCTGCCCCTGACGGGAAGGTGCGACTGGCGACTTGGTCGCTGAAGGCTTGCCGAAGGTGGTAGGGACCGGAAGAAGTTCGTCACCTTCCAGCCAGTCATCGATGTCTTTCTCGATCTTCGCGCGGATGTCCTTCTTGAGACGCGGGAAGATCTTGTCGATGATGTTGCGCATCTGCTCGCGGCGGACTTCCTTCGGAGCGTCCACGGTTGCGAGCTGTTCTGCGATCGCCAGGTCGTCGATGAGACGCATGACGTCATAGGTTTCCGGATACTTGACCAGGCGCTCATCCGGAACGGTATCGCCTGCCCAGAGGCAGACCAGCTCAACGATCTCGTTTTCGGCCTTCTCCATCGACTGCCCCTTCGAGGTCAGGAGCGAGTTGACGCGTTCGAAGTCGTAGGCCTTGGCAACGCCGGACGAGTTGTCGATACCGACGGAGTTGTCTTCCTTGGTGCGTTCGCCGGCCAGGCCAACTGTGTTGTAGATTTCGCCGATGATCTTGTTGATCACCGTGAGGATCATCTGCGCCTGCTTCGGATCGGGCGAAATGAATTCGGGCGCTGCGTTGGAGCCAGTGCCGCCGTCATAGATCAGGACGCGCTTGGTCGAGAGTTCGACCAGCTTGTTGTAAGCTTCCTCGCCTGGCAGCAGTCCCTGCGCCGGCATGGTGAGCTGCGAGAAGGTCTGATCCTGGATGATGGCGTCCAGGTTCGACAGGTAGTTTGCGACGGCGCGGTCGAGATAGGCGATATCGTCAATCAGACCAGGCGTGCGATACGGATTGTCGGTAATGATGTGATCGAGGAAGATCACCGGCACCTTGCCGAGCTTGTGCTCACCCGAATCCTCGAGTTTGATCTTCTTTTGCTGATAGCGCTTGCCGTCAGCCCCGATCGCTTCGAACGTCTCTTCGGTCTCGACATAAAGCTGCCAGCCGGTGCGCGTCCACAGGCGAACGCGCGCCATGACGTCACCAGAGCCGTTGAGCGGATCGATGTCGTCGCGCACGTATTCGCGGATCTTCACCCAAAGCAGGCCGCCGTCGCCATCTTCGTCAAAGGCGTAGTCAAGCAGATCCGTCACATCGACCGGATAGGCGTAGATGCGCATCTTGGATTGCTTGGCTTCGGCGACAGAGATCGAGTCCTGACGAACGTTGTTATCAACGACGATCGCCACCCTGCCCTTCTGCGAGGACGAGGTGGTGCCGGTGCGCATGAGCTGGGCGATGTTCATGTTCTGCAGGGTGGAGTTCTTCCAGAAATCCTGCACGGACTGCGGCGCCGCATCGGTGTTGCGGATGATGGCGCCCTTGAATAGATACTTCACAACCAGGTCGACGACTTCGCGTGTATGGTTGAAGCGGTAGGCACGAGCCTTGCGAGCCTTGAATTCCTTCGCGCCCTCCTTGACGTATTTGAAGATGTTGTCTTCAAACCAGTCGCGGCCGCCCTCGTAGGTCTTCTCCAGAAAACGCCAATGCGCAATCGAACGGGCATAGTCTGGATGCCGGCGATCGTAAAAATTGCGGAGGACGTAATCTTGCATAATGAGGCCTTCGTGTCAGTCAACAGAAATTGTAAGTCAGTTTTTACTGACACGCAACCTTAAAGGCTGACACCAAGAATCTCGACCTTGCGGACTGGATATTCGTAATCGGTGAAATAGCCGAGCGCGTCGGCAGGGTGTTCGACGCCCATCTTCTTATCCACCTCACGCGTTCCAGGCTTGTAGATCGTCTGCTCCATCGCCTCGATCGTCTTCTTGCACTTCGGATCGAAATACATTCGGATCGTGCCTTCGGCCGAGCGCAGCAATCGGTTGACCGAGTTGACGCGATCGGAGACGGCCGGATGCTTGCGCTTGAAGATGATCCGCTTAAAGCCGGCATCGCGCAGGATGTCGAGGTCAGACTCCCCTCGCCCATGTGACCGGTTGTTGCCGGCAGGGTCTGGATAGAATGTGATCTGGTTCATCTGGCGGTGATAGCGACGAGCCACCTCGTCGGCTGTTTCCTGCGTGTTGGAGCCGTAAAGGATGATCTCGTCGATCACATGGATCTCGCCGTTGTCCTGGATCTGCATAACGACCGAGGACATCGGGTCGATGTTGAAGTCCTGGCCGATGATGATCGGCTTGCGCGGATCGAATTCGCAGCGCTTCACATGCTCGCGACGCTCGAAGGCGTAGTAGACGCGGCCGGACATGCTCTCGAAGCTTGCCTCGAACTCCTGGCGGAAGGTCTTCGGATCCATTTCGCGGCGAGCGTGCTCGATTTCCGATCGCGGAATGAATGGCGACATGATCGTCGGGAACTGCCAGCTCTTCCACTGGTTGATGACGACCTTGCCCTTTTCGTCGACATAGGTGTCGCCACGCTGACCCAGGACATACATGTCGTAGAGGTGGTTGAACTGCTTCGGCGTGCCGATGAAGATGACCTGGCCGCCGGTGGACGCCAGGGTCGGACGCAGAACCTCTTCCCAGGTCTCCTTCTTCATGTCCTGGAATTCGTCGAGGACGAGGAAGTTGATACCAACACCGCGGAGCGAGTCCGGATTGTCGGCGCCCTTCAGCTCAATCCGCGAGCCGTTGATGAGCCGGATAGTCATGCGTGTTTCGTTGATGCCGTTCCAGACGATCAGCTTCTTCGGAATACAGCGCTTCAGGTCTTCCCAAAGGATCTGTCGAGCCATCTGATAGGTCGGCGCGACATACCAGACGAGCTGATTGCGGCGCGTGCATGCAGCCTTAATCAGCGCGATCTTAGAAATCTGCGTCTTGCCCCAGCGGCGGCCGGCGACGATCACCTTGAAACGCCGGCGGTCCTTCAGGACGAGCTTCTGCCCCTTGTGGGCTTTCAGAATGACATTGGCTCCCATCAGAGGTTTTCCTCTTCGGAAGCATGGATGGACGCCAGGATCTCCTCGGCGTCCTCGTCTTCCTGGATGAGACCGTTGTCGCGGTGATGCGACAGGATATCGTCGTCGGTCAGATCCTCGAAGTGGATCTGCGGCAGATCGTCTTCGTCGATCACTTCGTCGGCGCGCAGGACATCGAGGCGCGTGAGCGTGTTTTCGACGAGAATCTTCTGGAAGCGCTGAACAGCCTTCAGGTCGTCGTCGATCGAGGCCATCGAAGCACGGTTCTTGACCGCCTCGCCGACGATCTTCTTGGCGAGCATGTCGGCCTGCTTCAGAGACTTGTATCCCTGGACGCGCGTTTCCTCGATCCAGTCGTTGCGGCGTTCCGCATACCGGTCGATCAACGCAGAAGCCGTCTGAGCAGCGTTTGCCGCGACAGCAGTCTTCACACCAGCAGACACCGCGGCTTGCGTCTCGTGAGCGCGTGAGCCCCAAACAACGCCTGCGTCCTTGAACTTCTTCGAAAGGGTTTGCCGCGTGACGTTCAGCTTGTCGGCGATCTCAGCCAGGCGCGCTTTACCGAGCTCATAGAGCTCGCGCGCTTCGGCGAATTCTTCTTCCGTAAGCCTGCGTCCTTGCGCCTTCGTGCCGGTCTCTTCTTCAGCCGGAGTGTTTGTTTCAGCTTCCATCTTCATTCAATTTGTCAATCAGTATTTACTGACATTATGGCACGTAGCTTCAATCCGGTCCATCTTCTCACTAATATAAATACATATCTAAATATCTAAGTAGATATATTAGTGAGAAGACGGCTCCGGATTTAGTTACGGAACCAGTCATAGAGGGCCTGAGTAGGCTTAATCAGAACACACATTCCGGCTCGTTCCTTCACCACTAGGTTCCGGTCCTCGAAAGACTTGATCGTCTTCCGGAGTGAGCCATAGGCATTGTTCCACGAAAGCATTTCGTAGATTTCGGTCACGTTCAGAAACGTTCCCTGGTCTGCGGCTCGAAGAATGATATCCGCGATCTCACGCTGCTTCTTGGTGCGCAGAATGAGCGTCACGGCTTCCACCGCAACGGCTCAGTCGGCTTCTGGCAGTCAAACGCCGTCAGAGGCATGACTGCTGGAACCTCGCGGCCAAGATCAGGCGCTTCCCAGATGCCATACATCGGGCTTGCGAGGCTCATCTGCTGAATGCCCTTCACCACATCGCGGATCGACATCGAGGCAACGCGGCCGTCGGCACGATCGCGAGCTGCACCAGTGTTCTCCAGAGCCGAATGGCGCTGATAGAAGATCTTGCACTCGGCAAACAGCTTGTCGCGGCTCGCCGACATCTCGATCTCGTTGACGATCGCCTCGAAGTCCTGGGGTGATGCCTGAAAGTGCGAGCGGAAGAACTTCATGCCCTTCTCGAACTTGTTGGCGTTCATCGGTCGGACGAACTTGAAGCCTGCCTTCTGGCCGAAGATGTTGAACTTCGACATCGAGGACTGGATCTCGATGAAGCGATGCCCATCCATGCGGCTGACCAGATTCATCATCCGGTAGCCGGCGCCGATACCGCGGAACCTGGTGTCGATCACGAAGCGCGAGATCACCCGGAAGTTCTGGTTGATGTGCCGGAACCGGTTGGTGTTGGTCAGCTTCGTCTCGTTGGCGCCAGGTGCCATGTTCGGGAACACACGATGGCGCTCCTTCAGCATGCCTTTCGGCTGGCCGATGACCAGGACGCCGACGGTTTCGCCTCGAAGATGCAGCTTCCAGAACTGCGGTCCAATCGGCAGACCTTCTGCCTTGTAATGGAGATCGTGGAGCAATTCCCAATCCGAACGCGCCCCTCGCTCAACAAACATTTCGTTCGCGAGCGCAAAGACCCCTCGTGCGTTCTTGTTATACGTCACAATCGCTTCAGATTCGCTCACAGCGCGCTCCGTCGAGTTTTGCGAAGACTGGTGCTGTCGCGCTGCAAGTGCTCACCAGTAGCGAAATAGCGAAAGATAGAATTAGCGACTTCGCCATCACTCCATCAGCTCCCAATCATCAGCCAGGGTATCGACCTGAGAGGCCTGCCAGCCAGTCATGGTCGTCCCGTCGGCATTCTTCAAATTCAGGTTCGGGAGGCGCGTGGTTGTTCCCTTCGCGCCCTTCTCGAAGAGGTCGGCATCGAGGACAGCCTCGATCCGACTGCGGCCGAAAAGCTTGGACTGATCGCGTGAGCCGAGCTCCAGGTAGACGAAACCGCTGCGCCAGGCTTTGCGCCTGGCTGTGCCGCCGCGTTTCAGATATTCGAGTGCCTGACCGTAATTCATGCCGCGGCCTTCTCTTTGACCAGCACGCGCTCCTTGAATTCCTTGTAGATCGACAGATCCGGACCAAGTTCATCGACGAGATCGGTGTGCGTGGTGGCAACCATGAATGTTTTGCCGTGCTGGCGAGCGACCTTCTGGAGATTGAAAGAAATCACCTTGGCGCAGACGCGATCGAGAACGGCGCCGAACTCGTCGGCAACCCATACATCGGCGTCTTGCTCAAGGAGGACTGCGAGCTTCAGGCGGTAGCGCTGCCCGTCAGAGAGCTCCGACGGCTTGCGGATATAGATCCAGGCGTCAGAGATACCGGCGAGCGCCAGGAGGTGCAGCGCTTCGCTCGTGGATTTGCCGACAATCTCGATCACCGGCTTTTCGGGCAGCTCAATCTCGTTCAGGTCGGCGACCTTGAGACCACCGGCGCGCATGGCGGCCGACAGCTCGCGCAGGAGCAGCGACTTGCCGGAGCCAGATTGGCCGTTGATGTAGACGATCGAGCCTTGCGGAACGTTGAGCTCCAGATCCTTGTAGATCGTGAACTCTTTGTCGGTCAGTCCCAGGCCGAAGCTCTCAGCCATTTCAAGCACGCGATCCGTGCGCTCCACCGATGAGGTGAAGGATTTGTTGATCGTATAGACGGTCATTCGAATTCCTCGTATTCCGGCGGCTCCATTTCCGGATCAATGGTTGAGCCATCGAGCATCAGCGCCGGCGCCATTGCCGCGCCGTCAGCCAGCTCGATCTTCAGGGTTTCCAGGCAGCCGACGAACGAGTGGAGGTCATTGTTCGTGATGATGCGGTCATCAAGGACGACTTCGGTGAAGAAGTGCTTGGTCTTCGGCTCGCGTGCGATCAGCAGCAGCCCTTCCAGACGGCCTGCCTCGACGAGTTTGCGCACGCCATCGAGCACCTCGAGCATGGCTGCCTTGTGCTCCTCGATGCCTTCCTTGGCTTCCTTCTTCTCCTGGCGCTTGGCCTTGCGCCTGGCCTTCTGGGCTTCAGCGCGTGCCAAAGCCCAGGGGCGACGAGTCTTGATGTCGATCACATCGGTCATGCAGCGCGATCCAGGCTCGACTGGATGAAGCCGATGAGCGCCGGAGCGCCCTGCAGGCCGGTTGCCTGCTCCATTCGACCCATGAGATCGCGCAGGACGCGGCTTTCGGCGATCGTCACGCGCTTGAAGCCAAGAGCGTCGGCGACCGGAGCTGCGATATCATCGACCTCCTCGACCTTCTTCTCGTTGTCTTCCTTCTGACCCTGGACGGCTTCGGAGATATCCTCGACGAAGAGGCTCTCATCCATCGCGCCGAGGTCGTTGGTCATGAAATCGAGCTCGCGCTCGGTGTAGCCCATGACCGAGAAGTCGAGATCGAGGTTGAATTC